CGTCGGATTCTCGTCTCGGTTAAATTCCACTCTCCCGCCGAGGATGTACTGCCTTGCGGCAAGCCCGTTCAGCCATATGTTTGCGGAATCGATGATCGTGTCGACGAGCCTTCTGGTAATCGGATAATCTACCTTCTGCCAGAACGTAAGCACCAGGGTGTTGCCTATCCAGTCAAACATCCTGCGAATAGGGATAAAGGTATCCTTCAAGTCGGTCATGCTCGGATACGCACCTGTGCGGTTTCCCCAAGCCCTCCACCCGCCTATGAAGTTGAGCGCAGTTACTACGCCCTGCCCGTTCAGGTATGCAGCCTGTTCAGGACCAAGCGCCACTTCGTTTGTTCCTGCTATCGCACCGTTTGCCTGTAGGGATTTGTTTGACGGGCTGACATAAGGCACATCGTCGTTCTGTGCGTCCACCTTACACATCACGCCAGCAAGCTGTGTGGATAGATGGAATTCTTTTTCGCCAAGCTTGATTTTCGGCCAGCACACAACCTGCCGTTCATATATGAAGTTGTTCTGGTTTTTCCATAAAGATACATCCGAATATTTCGTGACGATATCGACGGGAATGTCAACGAGTGCTATGCACTTAAAATGCGCATTAATGTTCGATGCCTTGGCCACCATGACGGCCGCAACCTCCGGATCATGCGACCATCCTGGAGCAAGGATCATGCCAGGGACCAAGCCAAAACTAGGAAAGACTTTATCGACCAGCTCTAGGCCTTCATAATTTCCTGTAACCGTATCAACGCCGCCAATTATGTCATCAGACGTAACAAGCGAAGGATCTAGATGTGTATAAGACACCTTTACCTGTGCGGACTCGCCTATCGCCCCGTTATCAATGCGAGTTATAACTGCATTGCCATCATCGTCGAAGCCGAGCACATAGTCTTCGCCCAAGACATATGTTATTGGCTCAGTGTCTGTTGATTTAACCGCTACGCTGTCCAACAGCACACCCTTTTTATCCAGTTTGATTCCCGTATCGTCTGCCGTAAAGGTATGGCTTTCGTCAGTTACGCTAGCTTTATGAACTTTGGGGTCAAGGACATTCACCAACACTACCGGGGATACGTTGAAAAGTGCAAAGTGGGAATAGATAAATTCGCATAAACTATAATTCGCCCAGTCGTTGCTGAATCCAAAGGCCTCGACAGCCTCCTGATACGTGTAGCAAAGGACAGGCTTGTTTATATTTGTAACGTCTGATAAATTAATCGGCGCTGTCCCTATTACAAAAGGTAATCCCGCCGTGGTTCTTACCGGCGGGATTATCGAGGTTGGGACTTCTGAAACATATACGCCATGTTTATATGCCATTCATTACACACCACCTTTTGAGATGAATTTCATCACTTTTTCATAAGCCATCTGCTCCGGAGTCCCCTTTGTACTTATGGCCCTGTCTGCTTTTGGCAGGGCTGCTATGGGGACAAACAGAGACTTGATTTCCGGACATTTATCAATCAGCTCATCCAAATACTCCGGTATGCCTTCCTTGAAGACCCTGTATTTTGTGAGCAGGCCTCCCGGAATATTCGGGCCGCAGTAAATCACCTTATCTTTCTCTTTGAGCGAATATTTAATCTTTTTATTGGAAGAATTCGCCATCCAGTATCACCTCCTGGTCATATATTTCTTCGAGCGGACGAGGCACTATCCACCTGGTCGTCATCTCACCAATCCACTGAGGGTAGGGTTGTTCTTCCGGCATCTCAAACAGGCACGGATACTCGATCCTGTATTTTTTTGCGATTACACGTTTCCTGAAGAGATCGATCCATATCCTCGTCGCAGTATTTGCAACATCACGCCATCCGTCCTGCGCATCATGTGAATATGCCCCGATCACCAGCTTGACGACTGCCTGCGCATAGTTCCTGTCCGTACCTCCACCTTTTTCGCTAACGTCCTCAAGTGAGATGAGCCTGACTATCACAAATGGGAAATCATCTTCCTGCAGCTCTGGCTTCTTCGGATTCTTGGGCGGGAGGTAGCCAGCAACAATTTGCGGAGGCCTTTTGTCCCCACTTTGTGTTTCAAGCTGCAGGTCTTTCACGGTTAAGGTTAAAAATTCGCAAATGGCTTCAATTAAATCTACAGGACTCATTTGCCGTACCCCTTCAACAGTCTCGTGATCTCATGTTCCAGCCTATCTTCCAGCACTTCCGCCGCACGCACCTCGATCTTTTCCATTACCTCTTTGCTGCCGATCATATGAGGTACTGAAGGGCCAAAGAGCTCTTTGATAGGCAGCCTCCTTCTAGCCTTTCTCATGTACACCCCGACATGGCCTGAAGGCATCTTTGCAACGAAAGCGTGCTGGACTATGCCTCCGGAGCTGCCCTTCTTAACCTGCGCACGCAGCGGGCGTGATTGATTAGGGTTGCTCGGAGAAATGCGAAACTTGGACAGCGGTATAACCCTGCCGGATGCACGAAGTGTTGCCGTTAGTCTTGATACCGAGGCTTTCTCTATTGAAATGGGCGAGCGCACATCCTGAGCTTTGATGATGTACTGTGCACGCACCTGCTTTGTTGCTTCTGTCCTTGCAGCGGAGGCTGCCCTGTTGGCTGCAGAAGAAATAGCCCTTGCAGCACCTTTCGGTACACCTGCAAGCACTGTTTTCAAACGTTCGAGTTCTTTGTCGTCGATCTCTATCATGACTCTGCGGCCTCGAGTGTTATTAGCAACATCCCCATATCATCAGCGCATTCCTTCACGGTATAGATGTCGCCATCCACATTTATGATCTGTCCGTTGACCGGCCGGTATCCTAGATCTGCCGCCTTAACATAAAGTGCTACTTCACCACGATAGACGCCGTCGAACCTCTCTGTCTTGTTATTGCTGTATTTTTTGAGAATGTCGCTGTCGATGATTGCCTCTATCATCTGCCCGTCTATATCGTGCATGTCGGCAAATTCGTCAGTGTTTATAAAAGCAGAGATATCGCGATAGATATAATCCCGCAGCTTCATCGGCATCACCGTCTTTTCTTTTTTACCTTGGGTTTAGGCGCTGCTTCTTGCTCTTCGACATGTAGGTCGGAGCTTTTCTCCTCTTCCGCAGGCTTTTCTTCTTCGTATTTCTCGATAGTGCCGTTGGACTCCGCTATCAGACGCTCTTCTTCTTCCTCAGTGAGGCCATAAAGAATGGACCCGCCTGGAAGGCCGGGTCCATATCTTATTCCCTTATGTTTGACGCCAAAGCGTTTTATTATGATTGCCATGCAACCACCTACATCACTTTAAGCACGTACCAGGAGTCCACATCTTCAGGTTTGGGGAGAGGACGTGACGCAATGCGGATCATCTTCATGTCGTTGTTCGTGTCATTCCATACCTTCGGGATTCTTGTGCCCTCATAGGTGTGGAACTGGCCGTCGTCTTCAAGCTGCGTGACTGCGCCGTACAGCCTTGAACCAAGACCCGTCCTGCCCATGATGAGATAGTTGTCCGGCATCATCGGCTTTTCAACGCCATCGTCATCGATGAACCATTCATCGTAGGTGTAAATCTCAAGGCCGAGGCTGGCGAGGGTGCCGATATAGGTGACGCCATCCATCATCACTCTTGGCTGCATCTGGCCGAAAGAGAAGTTACGGATATCAAACAGCTCCTGTATTGACTTATCGTTCAGGAACAGCTCGACCACATCGTTCGCCATGACTACGACATCTGGGTTAACTCCAGATTTCTTGATGATTTCAAGTCTGATTTCTTTAAGATCGCTGTACTTTTTACCGGCAGCATTGTTATCAGCCCACACCTCCGTGGACGTAAAGGCGTCCTTATTGGTGAAATTAAAGTCTATAGTGTCCTCGACGTAGTCCTGCCCTATCTTGTCTACCCACCCCTTGATGGTCACAGTGCCCTCAAGCAGGAGCTGTCTGCACATCCACTCCTCGCGTCTTACTATCATCTGTTCTAGTTCGACCAGGTCCTGAGCAAGCAGCTCCTGCGCACGCTGTTCGGGAGTCCTCGTGCTGTATATATCCTCCCCCATCAGCCTGTTGGCCAGATCATCGATGGTCAGCAGCCGCTGCGGGGCAATATACGGAGTCGTGTAGGTATCTGTCTTAAATCCGACCCTGTCCACCGTGATGCCGCCACGTCTGCGGGCAACGAAAGGCGCCATTGCACGCTTGCCTTTCTTAAAGTCGACATCCACCTTCTCGGTCACGAACGTCTGGACGTTGGGGAAAAAGGTGTCTCTGAAAAAAGTCTTTACAGGCAACATTAAATTTATTGCCTGCATCATTGTCCTGGTTTCATAGATATTAGGTATTCCTGCCATTATTCTTTCCTCCTTCTTTCTGGATTAACTACGCTTCAACCGGCTTCACGTTTTCGCTCAAGAATATCCCGAGCGTTCTCAACGTATGTTCGTGTATATCTGCAGTGTCGGTACCGCCGAACACCAGAGCATTGCGGTTAAAGTACCCTGTTTTGTATGCCACAGCCGTGACATCACTGCTTGCCGTGTCGGCATCGTCGGCAAGGATGCAGTCCGCAACCTGGCTGCCGTCTACGTTTGCGGAATTGACTACTTTGTACTTGCCGCTGCCTTCGATGACAGGGATAGTAAATGTATCGCCAACATCAAACCCTCCGACCTCCGTGATCGTGAAATTAATCGGGCCTGCGTAGGCAGTGCCGGCCACCGCATCATTGAGTATCATGCCGTCGGGATCGACTACCTTAAAGACGGCCGCAACACCTGTATCAGTTGCGGTCGTGCAAACCAGCGAATACATTCCTATCTTTGCCGATTTGCCCAGCGTTACAGCGCTTATTGTCCCGTTTGCCGTGTCCGGTCCCGTGACCGTTCCAACTGCCTTGGTCACCTTGCCGAGCACAGTGCCTCTTACCAGCTTGCCCTGTCCCGCCTCAAGCGTCACGCCCTTGACCAGGACAGGTATTTCATGCCCTGCAAAGAGATTGTCATAGGCGAAAGAATCGATATTTTGTACCAGATTAGCCATTATCTTGCCCTCCTTTTGTTCGCGAACTCGGCTATCGCCTTTGCGACAGCCTCTCTTTCATCTGCCTTGCCCTTTTTTACGTCCTGAGGCTCGGGAGTTACGTTTCCAGCCGGGGCAAGATGTTCGGCCAGATCCTTCATGTACTCTCTCCCCCTCTGCTGCTCGAGCCTGACTGCTTCAAGCGCAAGCTGTTCTGCAGTCATTGCCTTCTCGTATTTCGCTGATATGACGAGGCTGTCGTCTATCGTCTTCGCGATTTCGTCTATAGCTCTCATGCGCTCCCTCTCCTGCATAACTCCAGCCTCAAAAAGCTGGTTTGCAAGATCAGGGAAGGCGGCTCTGAGATCATCAACTGTCTGTATGTTCATGCTTTCATCCTCCTTCTTCGGTAATGTGTCTTTGCTGTTGTCCTCTTCCCACGGCGGGACTCGGTCAAACTGCTTATAATGGCTGCCTAAGTGCTCCTGTACTTTGCTCATGTCTGCGCTTGGGATATCGGATTGCGGTAGCCTTGCAGCCGCATTGGCCACGCCTCTCCACACTACTGCACCGTCGCTCGGCCTGTGATGCGGCAGTTTAAGGTCGCTGTACCGCTCCGGAGGCATCGATGCAGCCCATGCGAAATGTCCTGCTATACGCCTTTTTTCGGCATCGCTCAACTCGCTCCACTGCCTGTCAGTGAAATCAGAGAGCGCAGGTGCTTCCCACGGTTCGCCTTCCGGTGCTTTTTCTCTCGATACATCTTTTGGTGCTACACCGTTTATCACCTCCGGCACTCTTGGTAATGTCTTGAACCTCGACATGTCATGGTTGATGCTGTTTACGATTAGAACGCTGCCCTTCGATTCGACAGGCACGTTCTCGAACATGAGTTCGTCCGCAAACCCCATCTCAACCGCCTCTTCGCCCGTCATCCACGTCTCTTCGTCCATCATCCTTGAAAGCGTTTCTTTATCCAGCTCCGTCTTTGCCATGTAGGCATTGATGATTGATCCTTTTACCGCATCAAGCTGTTCTGCATACTTCCTCATTTCGTCAGAAGTTAAAAAACCGAACGCAAAAAGCGCAGGATTGTGTATCATCATCATTGCATTTGCAGGCATTTTCACTGTATCGCCTGCCATTGCTACTATGCTCGCAGCGCTTGCCGCCAGTCCGTCAACCACCACGGTTACGCCAGCCTTATGGCTTTTAAGCTGCGTATATATGGCGTGTGCTGCAAAGACATCCCCACCGGCCGAGTTAATCCGCACCGTGATGGCTTTATTCCTGAAACCTTTCAATTCTTCATAGAACTTCTGAGGCGTGACGGTATCTCCTGCGTCTGCCCACGGAAGTTCGGATGCTATATCGCCATATAAAAGAAGTTCCGCCTCGCCTTCCGAAACATTGCGGAACTCCCAGAATTTTTTGTACAAGCTCCACACCTCCTTTCCTGTTTATTCCGGGATGGTAGGCATTCCTGCCTGTTTCATCAGCTCGTTTTCTCTCCTGAGCTGCTCTATGTTCTTGTCGAAATCCCTCCCGGTCAGCTCCACTGTCTCGCTTTCCCTTGTGGATAGCCCGTTTATGATCCTTAGCTGTGCCGCCTGCACCTCCTTAACAGGATCTACCTGCCCGGGAGCCGGCCCATACCAGTCCGCACGGCACCATGCTTTTGCTGTTATCATGTCCGAGAAGAAGCCCGGGGCCTTGATCTTGCCTTGTGCTATTCTCTCGGCAAGCCATACCTCATAAATCGGCTGACAGAAATCGTGAGCGAACCAAGCCCGACGCATCCTGAAGGCGTTCCATGCCTCCAGCAACGCTGCCCTGCTTGCCGAATAGCTGGCCGTGAAGTTCTTAATCAGCAGCTCGTACGGGATCTCGAGCGCTGCACCGACGTGCTTGGTAAGCGACGTTACGAAAGCGTCGAAGTTGGATGACGGCCTCTTGGGATCTGCAGTTGTTATGTCATATCCCGGAGGAAGGGCATTTATCGTCCCTGCTCCAAGCTCAAAGGCATTAGGGTCGAAGTCAACTTTTTCCTGCGGAGATATAGCCTCGGCCAAGGGGAATTCGCCTGTCGGGATCTGCCCCTCCTTGATAAAAACTGTAAAAAAGCCTGTAACTATTGCCGCCATAAGCTCCGCTTCCGTATAGCGTGTTATCTGCTTCAGCTCCTCCACGACAGGAGCTAAAAACGGCACTCCCCTGTACTGCTCGCACCTCTCCGGCTCCATAACGCAAAGCACGTTTGGCCTGCCAGTTGTCTTGCTGTAGGCCTCTATCCGCTGCCATTCCATAAGTTCAAACGGATTTGCAGGATCGTTCTGGTATTTATTCGAGATCCAATAAGCAACGACGGCACCCTCATCATCTATCTCGACGCCGTTTACGATCTTGTTGCCGTTGTCGGGATTGATCTGGATCGTGTTCGTGCCGAAAATAGAGCGATATTGCTGGGGCGAACTGATCCTGTCCGCCTCTATCAGATGGATGCGCAGCGAAAATGGGAAATAAGGCTCCGGTTCAACTATCTTCAGAAGCGCCCAACCGTCTCCGTTCAGCAGGAAGGACATGAAAAGAAGCGATTGCATCTCATAGAAGTTGTTCAGCCTAGTTGCATCGCAGAACTTGCTTTCTGCCCATGCGTTAAACTGTCGTTCGACGTTTTTCTCCCATTTATCGGCCTCTTCCCTGCTTATGCCCAAAAATTCTGCGTCTATCCTGCTTCTTAGCTTCAGGCCAACACCAATCACGTGCGACCTTGGCGTTACGATGGCAGACCGACCCAGCGCACTGCCCATAAACAGATCCCTGGATCTCTGCCGCAGGACGTCTATGTTCATGTCTATGTCTGCCTGCGGACTGCTGGACCAGGCCTGCCATCCACGCATGGACTTCTTGCGCAGAGAAGCGCCCGATTCGGAATAGCCTGTATTTAAAAATTTAAGCGCCCTGCGTGCAGCCTGGCGCTTTAATGCCCTCTCCGGGCTGATGTACGATATGATTTTGTCTATAGCATTCATGCCATCTCTCCTAAATGTCCCTTAAAACTACTCTCTTACTCGCCCTTGAGGCCCCCGAAATCCTTGCCTCAAGGATGCTCTTCTGCTGTTCAAGCTCGTTAATCGCCTTTTGTACCTGCACAAGGTCGGCTCTCCGAAGCGTCCTTGTGCCAATTCTGTATTCCTGCCCCTGTAAAATTGCCAGTTCTGCATCGTAGTAAGACTGCAGGCGTTCTTTTATTCTTTCAAGCCTTTCCCTGATACTCTCCATGTCCTCACACCTCATAAGTCATATTTTTTTATGCAGCCGTAACGCCTTTTGGGCTGCTCTCTGACCTGTACCTGCCTTGCCTGCGGTTCCTGTTGTTCTCGGATTCTTTTTTCAAGGGCATCAAAGTCGGGATTCATCAGCCGGAGGGCTGCCAGGTTATAAACCCTCAGGTCAAGAGGCTCGTTTCTCTTGTCGGAGCTAATATTCTCCCAGGAAACAACTATCCTGCCCTTCACTTTTCGTATCACCTGACGTTCGGATATGAGGCCCTTGAAATACTGCTGATCGTATCCACGCTCTTCCTGAAGCGGGAAATGGAAGTACTTCGGTCCAGGTTTCTGTATTTTCAGACGCTGGATCACGGCAGCTTTCCCGGAATCGACGCCTAAAAGCACAAGCGGCAGCTTGTATTTATTGTTTCTAGATATCTTGTAGACCAGCGGAATACCGGAACCGCCCTGCCCACGTATCGGGAATACACGCAACTGGAGCCTGTCGAGGCAGTAGCGGTATACTTCGTCCGTGAAATGGCCGCCAGAGTCGATGCACGTACACGATACGCACATGCCTGTTCCGTCTCTGCGCATCCATGTCCGGTTCAGCTTGTCGTCAAGCTGCATCCACGTGGTTTTGTCGTCAGGCCTGCCCCATATGATGCCCTTCTCTATGCCCCATGACTCTTCGTTTTTGCCCCATCCTGCGATCTCGTATTCGAGCCTGTCGTCCTGCGTGTCGACCGCAGCTGTCAGGAGAAGGACGCCGTCGGGGACTTCCGCCTCATATTTCTCACGTCTGGACATGAGCACGGTTTCGTCCTCGATATCTCCCCTTTCTTCCCACGATTCACCCAAAATTGTGTTAACAAAGACCTTGAACCGCTCCGGATCGTTCTTTGACTCGAGGAATTCCTTAATTATCTCCTTCCATGAGTGCCATGGCGAGACGAAAGAGTTGAGATGGAAGCTCCTGATGCCGTTTGCTATGGCCGCAGGATTCTCTGCAATCCACTCAGCAGGCTGTCTTTTCATGGTATATTCATCGAATTCACCGCCACAGTCCGGGCATCTCCACCTTATATCTTCAACAATGTACGTCTTCTTGCCTGCAATCTCTTCACATCTGTGCGTGAATCTTATGTCACGAAGCACAATGAAGTGATAGTTGCCGCACTTTGGGCATCTGACGCAGTATTTCTCCCTAGTCCCGAACTCATATTCGGCCTCGATTCTTGATGCACCACGTATTGTTGGTGTTGAAGTGAATATCTTTTTACGATTCCAGAACGTTATGGTCCGTTTCTCTGCCAGAGATATAGGATCTCCTTCACCGCCTGCACTCGACGGATACCTGTCGACCTCGTCGCAAAGAAGTATGCGTATCGGACGGCTTGCCAAACCTGCAGGGCTGTTCGCCCCTCCCATGGCCAGGAAACCGCCCGGGAATACCTTCATAAGAATTGTGTTGTTTAAGTCCCTCGTCTTCGAGTCGGCCACCTTACCGCTCAAGACTTCTGTGTCCTTGACCATCGGAGTTATGCGTCGTTTGGAGTAGTCTTGTGCAATCTCAATGGTCGGTTGTATCAATAAGATCGGTGCCGGGTCGACGTCGATGTAATACCCGATGATGTTGTTAAGTATCTCCGATTTCCCTACCTGGCTGCTGGTCATAACGACTATTTTCTCAACCTGAGGATCCGTCACGGCATCCATTATTTCCCGCTGATACGGTGCCCTCTCTGTTCTCCACTGCCCCGGTTCTGCAGAGTTCTCCGGCGACAGCTTTCTGTACATGTCGGCCCACTCGCTCACCGTGATCTTAGGTGGAGGTGCAACGCTTTTAACTATCCTGCTGAACAGCTTCGCCGTTTTCGTCAGAGTCGTCATCCTGCTCATCCCCACCGTCCTCGACCATGAAAAGCGTAGGATCATAATCCTTAAGTTCCGATAAGGCCTCCAGAAGCTCGGTTTCGATGATGCTGCTTATCTCGGCGAGGTTATTCATGCTGATTAGCTTAGGTGCCAGCTTCTGCGGAATACCTAAAATGCGGTTCCTGAACACCGTCAGCATGTTGGTCATGACCATTTCGACGTCTGCAGCATCATGCATCTGGTTCTTGAGTTTGGCGAGATTTAATTCGGCCATCTCACGCTTGGCCGCTTCATGTTTCGCCCGTTCCTCCCAGTAAATCGACTTGGACTCTTGGCCTTCCGGGTCGCTCTTGCCTGACCTCAAGAACTCGATGTATTTGATTACGTTTGTCTCAAGCGGCCAGCGTCCCGGAGCACGCCTTTCGAGCACACCCTCCTGAGCCAGCTGGTTTACATACCTGCGTGTAACGCCGAACATCTTGGCCAGATAGTCCGTGTTTACTATTACACCGGAAACATCTGATTTAACCATGCAAATCACACCTTTATGCAATAAAAAACACCAACGCACGTGTTTAATGCGTTGGTGGAAGGAAGTGGGGCCAGAAAACCCTGGTACCTAGGTGAAAGTCGGGGCTCGCCGCAATCGCTTTTCCTTTTTAACGCTGGAAGAACCTATGGAATGCTCTTTAAAGACATATATACTATTGTTTATATTATACCTATTTCATACTTCCAATTTTGCCAGGTTTCTGCCAAATTTAATCCTTCTTTTTTAGCACCAACCATAGTTAGATAAAAACTGGAACCACGGCCGTAGAGGATGAAAATCTTTCTTTAGTACCAACTATAGTTGAATGTAAACGTCAACGAGATTAGGGTAATTTGCGACGGCCTCGTCTCTTTAGTACCAACTATAGTTGAATATAAACGCCACAGTGAAGCTGACATGGCCTTGTGTCGAATATCTTTAATACCAACTATAGTTGAATGTAAACCTCAAATGTATGACATGAAAGCACACAAACTTTAGTACCAACTATAGTTGAATGTAAACCCGTCAAAATAAGCCAGCGCCAAGACATCCCAACCTCAACTACAGTCAGCTTCCTGCTTCAGCGACCGTGTGCTCGTAGACCCGACCAGGTCGGTTCCGCCGCAGGAACGATCTCCACAGGCGTAAATTCCCGAGCTAACCTCGGTACCGTTGTTTATATTTATATTATACCACTTAACCAGATTCTTTGCAGCATTTATGTCTCTGTCGTGTATTTCCCCGCAGTTAGGACATTCCCATATTCTTACGCTTAAATTCAGTTTTGGGAGCACATATCCGCATTTGCTACAGGTCTTGCTTGAGGGATAAAATCTATCTGCCACAACCACCTCGGACCCGTACCACTGTGCTTTATATTCAAGCTGTCTTCTAAACTCGCCCCAACCGGCATCGGATATACTTTTGGACAAATGGTCATTCTTAACCATATTCTTCACGGCAAGGTCCTCTATTACTATTGCCTTGTGCTTACAGACAAGTTCTTTAGACAAATTATGCAGAAAATATTCGCGTTGATTTGAAACATGCATATGCAGTCTCGCCAGTTTCATAGCAGCTTTCTTGAAATTGTTAGATCCTTTTTTCTTCCTCGACAGCTGCCTTGACAGCCTTTTTAGTCTCTTCATGCTTTTATCAAGAAACTTCGGCGCTTCAATCTTAGTGCCATCAGACAATACTGCAAAGTGCATCAGCCCGACATCTACGCCTATTGGCTCACCGTCAGGCTGTTCCGGTTCCGGGATTTCAAGTTCAACGATGATGCTCACAAACCACCTGTCCGCTCTCCTTGACACCGTGGCTCTCAGTATCCTGTCAGCCTTAAAATTGTCTGTCTTTTCTTTAAGCCTTATCACGCCAAGCTTTGGGAGTTTAACTGCTTTAGGGAATACCTCAATTGCCTTTTGATTTTTTCTGCCTCTTAAAGTAAAAGCGTCATATCTGCCTTTAGCTTTAAATTTAGGGTATCCTACCTTACGCCCCTGCTTAAGACCTCTGAAAAAATTCTGGAAAGCCTTATCTAAGTAATCCAAGGTAGTTATAGGGATATCGCTTGATATGTCGTAAAGCCATTTGTAGTTTTCGTCTGTTCTCTTTAGCTCCACTAACTCGTTGTGCAGGCTAAATGCGCTGATAGACTTCTGCTCTTTTTCCCACAATTCTTTTTTTCTTGCCAACCCCCAGTTCCATATAAATCTTGCACAACCTGCATATCTATTAAATAAAGCCAGCTGAGTTTTATTTGGCTTAAGCTCGTATTTATAGGCCTTATGAATTAACATCCCCAAGCCTCCTCACATCCCAAAAGGGCCAAGTATGAACGGCGCGCACTTTTCGACCGCCTTGCGCCTTTGCCTGTAAAACTCGCGTTCGGATATCGCCATCTCCTCCATGACAATTTCCCTCGGAAGCTGCTCGAAATAATACAGCACGACAAGCTGTCTTAGGTTTGCCGGAAGCGATTCAAAGGCCTGTTTTATAGCTTTTGTCTTTGCCATTAAAAGCTGATATTCGGGATCTCTTTCCTTGGCAGCAATAACCCTGTCTTCGATTGACGATATCGAGCCAGAACTTTCAGGCTTGATAAAGCCGTCAAAGCAATCGCATTTAGCTATTATGAATTCTTCACGCAGGGTTAACTGCCTTATGAGTGCCGGGAAATTAAACAGGGCACTTTCTACTGCACGAAAAAAATCTCGCTTCATTCGCCTGCCTCCATTCTTGCCTTCTTCAGAATTTCAAAGAAGGCATCGGCTTCAAGGATAACAACAGGAGGTTTTCTGGACTGCTTGCAAACCAGGAGCCAATGCGTCCCTTCCGCTTCGTTGGCTTTGGCCTGTTCAATCCATTTTGGCACGCTCCACCGCTCCTGGAATTTACATTCGACGCTGAAGGGGAATACATCTAAAACCCGGCTTTCAAGCCTGACGTCAGCCCCGCTTTGCCCCATTGGCCTGGACTCGATGGGCCTATCCTTTCCCCATTCAAAACCTGTCAGTTCCGCTATCTTTTTACAGACCCATCTTTGAAGCGAACGACCTTTTGCTTTAGCAGATCCGGGTTTCATTTTCGGTCCGCCTCAAATATGTAATCCTGCATCTGCTGAATGGTAAACGACTCAATGTATCCTGCCTTGCTGCGAAAGATAAACATAGGCTGCCCCTTTGTATTGTGTATTACGCTGTCGAAATACATAGATCTGACGTTTTCAGATATTGCCCCTGTTTTAGGTTTTATTATATACTTCATGCCTTTATGCAACTTACGTTCCATGTTTTCGGATAGTTTAAGCCATTCATCTGTTTTATTGAGCCCGGCACTGCTGCTTGATGCTATAAAGTTAATCCAGTCGTCATTAAACAAAGACTGTTTGTTCCTAATCGTTATGCCAAGCTCATATCTCTTTGATCTCACTGCCGTCCAGGAACGGCCGATGGCTTTGCCTATCTCCTCGTCGCTTAATCCCTTTCGCGCAAGATCACATAATTTTTTTATTTCATCGCCTGTCCAGTACCACACCTCCTTCTTTGGTTCGTTCTTTTTTTTGCGCTGCCTGCACTTCAAAGTACGCGTATCTTTATATGCCAAGCGCCGCAGCTCACGGAGATGTTCTATGACATCATCGCTTATCTGCATCTCGGCCACTCCTAAAAGGGAATATCGGCATCAGGCAGGCTGTCATCTGAGAATTCCTGTATCTGAGCCTCTTCAGGCATGTAAGCAGCCGAATCTGCCGTTTTCTTGACGTAAACAGGTCTGTATATCTCTGTAGCTATGATCTCCGATATCTGCTTCTTCTGCCCTTTACTCTCATAGAGCCTGGTCCTGTGTCGACCTCGCACCATGATTGCGTCGCCCTTTTTGAATTCCCTGGACACAAGCTCGCCCAACTCCCCCCATACGACGATATTGTGCCATTCGGGGGAGTTTTTAACCCATTCGCCGTTGCGTTTAAAATCATTGCTGGTGGCAACGCTGAACGTGCAAACAGGCTTCTGTGCGCCGGTATATCTGAGTTCGGGATCCCTGCCGATATGGCCCATGATTTCGTGTAAATTTCTGTTAGGCATTTTTTATACCCCCTTCGAGTCGTAATATGCCTGCAGATCTCTGTTGTCGCATCCTGGCACGGCCCTGCCTGTTGCCCTGAACATAAGGATGATGTACTGCGAATATGCAGCCTTCCTGTCGCCCTTGGCCAGCCGAAGCGCCTCGTCGGCGAATTTGGGAATAACCCTACTAATATTCCTCTTCCTTGCCGGCATCCTGCTTTTCGCCTCGCTTTACATAACACATACATTTGCGCGCTGTCTTATGATCGCCAGCGCCGGAAACTATAATTGCAGACCTGTCGATATTGAGCCAATAAGGTAGCGGAGCAAAACACGGACCATCTTCTGTGCCGCTCGGATGATATTCACAAATTGCACAAAATATCATGACCGTTCCACCTCTTTCTGGAGCCCATCTACGTCTTGCTTCAGCCTGCACGCAGGCTCTTTCATTTCCTGCATTCGCTTTCTTATCTCGACCATCCTCCGCTCGTGCTCCTCCTGATATTTGGGCCAGCAGTGCTTACATACGCCCACACACGTTAAATCCTCAGGCAAATAATTCATCCCGCACATCACGCATATCATCGCTATCACCTCAATGCCTTTATATTCTTTCTCACCGCAGGCCCGTCGCACACTATAATGCGCCCATTTTCAATGAGCCTATCGGTAAGCCTTCTCCCGTATCGCTCAGTGATGCCATCGGTCGTCATGTTCCCGGTAATGACGGTCGCCATGTCCTCACCGTGATCGTAGCGCTTTGATATCATGAAGTTTATGGCAGCGATGCTCCTTGGCGAGTTATCTTCAATGCCGAGGTCGTCTATGACCAGCACCCTGTATTTACTGGCGATATCCCATTGTTCCTGGCACATGGCTGCTGTCACCTCATATGCCGTGTACCAGACGATCTGCTCTCTCAATTGTGCTGCTACCTTGTCCCAATCCGCTCCGTTTTTGAAATATCTGCCATATGCGTCAATCGCCCAACGGTAGCACAGGTACGCGGCAATAAAGCTCTTACCTGTCCCCGGTGGCCCGCAGAGCACAAGAAAGTCGTGATAGTCGTATTTAAGCGCCTCATTTAGGGCATCGCTTTCGTAAATATCATCAAACTCAGCAATGTGTCTTAGCGGTACCCCGGAGTATTTCGCGAGGGCGTCCTTGATGTTATTACTGAACTCGTCTGTCGTAATTTTCATGTATTATTTACCCCCTAGCTCTTTGTAGGCCCTGCCTGCCGCCAGCCGTTTTGTTTCCGTGTCAACAACCTCCACGAGAGCAGGTATAAATTCCAGGTATCCGCCCATGCGGTTATTGATCTCATGATGCCCAGGGAAATATTTAGGGACATCTTTCCAGCCGACGTTTCTGCCGAGTTTGTAAAGCTCCCTGAAGTCTTTCTCGCGAAACGGAAGCTCGTCTTCGGTCATAGCGCACACCTTCTGCCAGCCTCCCATGCGCTCGATGCAGAAATGAATAACGGGATCGTCAAATTTCACGCTCTCGTAAGCCCCATGCTGTCTGGCTGCTTCGAGCACGCGATGCCATGCTTTGATGGCTCTGTCCTCAACGCTGCCTTCAATGCGGGATATGATATCTACCGGCTTGGGCATATAAGGGCTCTCAAGCAGATGGGCATGCAGTGCTCTCGTCACCTGCTCAAACGTATATGGTTTGAGCAAATCAAAAAAAAGTTTCATGCCGTTTTCGGCTAACTTCGGATATCCGAGCGTTTCAGCCACAGCGCTCATTACTGCAACAAACGCCCCATAATCTTCCTGCCTCATGTCTCGCCACCTCCTGCGTTGTCCCATGGCACTTTAACCTGCTCCCTCCAGCTTGGCCCGCACATGGCCTCCATGTACTGGTCAAATGGCAGCTTGCGTATATCGCGCTTATTCAGGTCCGGAGGGCCTGGGATGTACGGCGTATATTCGTCTTCCCAACGGCCTTTATTGAGCCACGTAGCCGGGTAGGGAATAAATTTGCCGCCCTGCTCCTGCCATTGAAGTGAGGCTATGGCTCGTCTTAGGCCATCCATGATTTTGCCAAAAAGGTCTTCGTCAGGCTTTAGCTTTTCCCATGCGCGCATTGCATCCAGCTTGGCGCATTTACGTGGGTATTCCTGCCAAAACTGAGTAAAACGCTCCAGTTGGATGCCAGACAGAATCTTGTTTTTTGCCTTACTGGTCCGTCTTTCCCTTGCGGGCGGGTGCTCATCGTAAGATGAGCCGGTGCTTGCACCGGATTGCGGTAATCCGTTTTCAGGGATCAGGAATCCGGAATCAGGAATCAGTAAGGGGGAATCAGCAGGGCTAGTTCCATGCTCATCTGGTGCTTGTATGGTGCTTGTATGGTGCTTGCATGGTGCTGTATCGCCATTATCCTCGGCCTGTTCTGTGGTTTCATCATTGCAGTCTATGCCTTGCCCCATGCTTTCACAGGAACTTTCACTGCATTGAATGTCCGTTTCAGGTGCAGGTATCTCACTTGCAGCTTCACGGACATGGGGATTCTGGTGCTTTTTGAAATTGACGACCTGGATGTATTTTTTACCATCAACTTGATATCTGATGATAAAGCCGCGTTCAGCCAGTTGGTTTAAGAGGTTGTCAATGTCGTACTGTTCGTATGGGAATACAAACGCCCCGATCCTTTTTGGCCTGTCCTCAAGTCTTCCCTCACGGTCAGCAAGACACCAAAGACCAATGAAAAGCAGTCGGGCAGCTAAATCACACTCCGCCAGATCTTCGTTCATAAAAAATCCAGGTTTGATGTTCCTGGCTCTTGGCATGGCTGACCGCCTTCATTCCCTCAGTACTGAGGGGATAACCCCATAGGAAGCGAGCTCGTCAAACAGCCAAGTAACGGCAATTGATGCGTTCTTGGCACATTTGGAAAGTCTGTATTGGTCGTTTAGCTGTGTCTCTGCATGAAAGAGCTTGCCGTCATCCCAAATTGTCACTTGTCCTGTCCATATATGCTGCTGCTTGGCCATGGTTACCCCTCCTGTCCCTGGGCTTCCGGAGACTCTTCGCTTTCGGGCTCTTCATCGGCCGCAGGGTACTCAGGCATGACATCGATTACGTCCTTCTCTTCTTTTATCTCCTCAAGCCCTTCGGAAACGACGGACTCGTCACGCGCAATGGCGTAGGACATCTCAGGAGAAAGGGGCATGTACTTAGCAAGCTGTCTTATAACCGTCTTTTTGCCCATGGCCACCGGGTTGGTCTGCCATGGGCTGTCTTTCTTGAAGTAGGAGGGGGAATACTTTCTTCCATATGCCTGCACCTGTTCGTCGGTCATGACGTGAAAGACGTATCCGCCGTTGGTGAACTTCACAACTGCGTAATAGTGCGTTATTTTGCCGGGATCGGCCAGACCGGAGGGCTTATGTACGAGCTTCTGTTCGAGGCCATAAGAGTAATCAAATTCGTCGGTTTCGTACACCTCGGTGGCAAATATAGTGGCAATCCTGTCAGACCTGAAGGCCAAATCGATGAGGCCTTTATAGCCAAGGATGAATACGGCCTTTCTGCCGTATGGGACGATGTAGAACTGCCCCAACTGGGGACTTGGGTCCAAACCTAAGGCGGTTCCAGTCATGAGCGCTCCAAGGAGGGAATACGCATCGCATGAGGCAAGCGTGGGGTTTTCGCGTATGAGCGTCATGGCTATGCGGGCATAACGTTCGGCATTGCGCTTCAGGTGCATGGGAAGGGCTTTTGCCATCTCGCCCTTCATGCGCGCTATAAGGCCGATAGTCTGATCTACCTTGTCCTTTGGTCTCTGGGCAATCTTGTTTTTTATTTCAGAATTATCGCCACTTACTATTGCCATCTTTTATTCCTCCCTTTCGATTCTTTTTACTGAAAATCTTCTGTAAGCCGAAGGCTTTGAGAACTGCTCGTAAAGGTCGGGATGCGATGATTTGAAGGCTTTTGTGTCAAGCCTGTTGGTTACAACGTTGCTCCATACGATGCAGTACTGCGAGGTCTCACCCCGCTCGACGTCGCCAAGCAAGGCCTGCAGCTGCTGCCTATACGAATCCCTGAGCTGTTCGAGCTCCTTTATCTGCCCGTCCAGCTTGAGGTAATCCGAAATGACAGAATTGACATCATCGGGAAGCTGTACGGACGGTTTCTTTGCTTCGGGGTAGAGCTTCTTGATCAACTCATCGGATACGTCTGACCCGTCCCATTCAGGGGGAATGTTCTTTTCCACATGGTTAACCCAGAAGTCAACCTCACGGTCAACCATGGCTGCTATAAATTCGTCATCCCTAGGGATATACTTCCATTTGAAATCTTTCAGGCCGATCAGGACAGCGATATAGATGCCGTCCCAGCCCATAACCCTGCAGTAGTGCTGGCACTGGCAGAAGTAGATATCGGGGACTAGATCTCCCTTCCAGTCGTCGGCGTTGTATTCTGCTGTGGTCTTGCACTCAAGACCGGCGTTTTCGCCAACAATTTCCCTGTCGATATTGGCTATTAGGAAGGGATATTCCTCGTCTTGAAAGATGAAGTTGCGCCTGCGGATCTTCTTGCCGGACCTGCGAACGAACTCCTGGGCAACAATATTCTCAAGGACCGTTCCCCAGTAAGCCCTTTCGCCTGCAGATGGTGGTTCGATCTGGCCGGTCTTTTCCAAAAAAAGAGCCATGCGGCTCTTCCACCTGTTGAGCCCTAGTACAACAGAGGCGTCCGAACCGCCCAGCCCTTTTTTGCGTTTCTCAACCCATTCTTCATAAGAGATCCCTTTTTTATTTATGAGCATTCTCCATCTCCTTTTTGAGCATTTCCTCCAGGCGTGCGAGTTTGCATACTTCTTCTTTGAGCCTTTTTCTGGCTTTGCGGCTTCCATATTTATGCGCCGCTTCCATGACATGCTCGACCCGCACCCGCTGGAGCTCTATTTCATCCTGCAACTCCCGGATGCGCTGTTGTCCTGTAAGAAAAACAATGTGGAAGACATCAGTCTCCTGCATATCTGCAGAGAGTCTGCATATCTTCCACAGTAATTGAGCTGACTAGCTCTGGATCCAGGAGCGCCCTTTCGCCCGCACTGCACAGTATGTTTCTGAGCGCCCTGGCCTCGCCACGTGTAATCCGTCCTCTTTTACTGCGATACGGCCCGACAACTGCTCCGGACATAGTTAAAAGCCCAAAAAATTTTTCATCCAATTTTCTCTTCAACATAAATTCCAGCCTCCTCTTCTATTTTTTTGACCAAGTTTTTTATGTCCTCCACACGCCATACAACTATGTTTTGAGACAGCCGTATGCCCTTTGGGAAACGGCCGCTCCGAACCCCGTTGTACCAGGTGGTCTTGGACACTGGGATGATCCGCAATACATCGTTCAAGCGCAAAAACCCGAACTCAGGAATGTCCATCGCATGTCACCCCATCTAAAAGCTGAGCCATAACACATGCACACTGCTTCACCTGACTGATGAATTCTTTTGTTTCCTTTTTGTCCGGAACGTTGTCGATAAGAACGGTGGCGTATGCAAGCACTTCTTCAGACTCGTCTGACATGCTCCAGACCTTTTTGA